GCTCGATATCGGCGTTGGCCTTGCCGATCGTTTCCATATCGGCGTCGGTATAGTTGCCGTCGCCTTTGGCGTCGTGAAACGCGGCGAGCTCGTCCTTTTTCGCGAGCAACCGCTTTTCCGCCTCGATGATATTTTGAGCAAGCGTTGACATGGTTTTTGTCTTTCCGTTCGGAGAGGTTGCGGCTTGCTTGCCGTGACGCCGATCGCCAGGCGCGATGTTCTTGTCGGCTTGCTTGCCGAACACCATGCGGAGCGTATCGTCGGAAACCTTCAGAGACTTGGCGACGGCGATCGCGTTGGGATTCGCCGGGATCGAGACGAGCGAGGTTTCGATGAGCTCTTGCTTGACGTAGAGCTCGCCCGGCTCGGTCTTGCTGCGCGCGCGCGACTCGACCGGCAGAAAGCCGACCGATACCGCGCGCAAGATGCCGGCCTCGACGAGCTTGCGGATTTCGTCGATCCGCTCGCTCGTGCCCGCCGGCGCAAGCTCAAGGTGACCTCGGAGCGCGTCGTTCTCGACTTTGAGGCCCTTCCACTTGCCAATGGGAAAGCTTGAATTGTGATTGAAAAGCGCGATCGGGTTTTTCTTGAAATTGCCGAGCTCCCACCCGTCGGCCGAGAGGACGTCGCCGTACCGATCGGGTGTCTCGTCGCTTAGGACAAAATCGAGCCCGTCAGCTTTGTTGGTCGCGTGCGTCTTGCGGATGACGGCGCGCTTGCCCGATTTTTCGCCGTCGGCATCCTCCCATAGCGAGTAACAAATCGACGTTGACTCGTCGATATCCTCGTCGGGGTTTTCGTCCTGGCGCTCCTCGACGCAATCGCTCACGAAATCGTCGACGTTGTCATAGTCGGACGGATCGGGCATTTGCTTTGCTCCATCAACAACAGTTGTCGACGCCGGACAGATAGACGCCGAGCGCGGCGGCGGCGGCGATCGCGAGCACGAGCACGAGCCAACCGCCGTTATTCACCGCGGCGCGGCCTGACATTCCGCGCGATTGACGGCGGGGATCATGACGTTGCCGGTTGCCGGCGTGATCGGGCTATCGAAGCCCGGCCCGCCCATGCCGAGCACGTCGCCGCGGCAATCGGTGCGGCGCGCGAGATCGTAGAAAAGCGCGAGCGGCGGGATCACCGCGACCGGCACGGTGACGATCGGATGCGCCGGCCGGTAATACGGCTTGACGACGACGACATGCGCCCGCCGGCGCGCCGAGGCGTCGCCGGCCGGTAAGACGAACAACGCGACCAGGATCACGCCGACGAGCGTTTTCATCGCGCCCTCGACGGCGGTGCCGCGGCGCCCGCGGCCGCGGCCGCGGCCGGCGTGTCGATCGCAATGGCGAATTTGCAATCCTCGCGTTGAACGACGGGATGATCGCGCGAGCCCGAGCGGAGCTTGATCCAACCGATCGAGCGGACCCATCGCTCGCTAATGACGACGCCGCTATCGGGCGTCGCGGTGACGGTGATTTCCTCGCCCTGGTCATCAAACAAATCGTTATAGAGATCGCCGTTGCTCGACACCTGAAACGTCAGATTCGCCTCGGTGAACTCTTGCGGCACGGTGATCCGCACGATCTCGCCGGCCGAGCAATCGACGCCGTCGGACAGCGATTCCCCGCGCGGGATGGTCGGGCCGTCGATGATTTCAAGCGACATGGTTTAGAGCTCCCCTGTTTTCAACCGATCAATGTGGAAAAGTCGACGACCTGGCGGAGCCGGTCGCGCGCGCGCAAGCCCATGAGCATCGCCAGCGCGACGGCGCCGTCGATGCGAAAGCGCGACTTGTCCTTGTCGAGCTTGCGGCCGCCGGCCGGGTCCATGACCGCGATCGCGTTGGCCATGTTCCAGGTCAGGCACGGATTGTTGGGATGGATAAGCTTGCGATCGACGACCGCGGACTCGAGCGCGTCGATCGCCGGCGCCATATCCTTGAAGCCCTGGCCCCACGGCACCAGGCGCAAACCGTCGCGCGGCAAGGTTTTTTTTGGCTTGCCGTCGTCGGGATCACCGTCGGCCTTGTACGCCTTGAACCCGATACGATCGAACTCACGCAACAAATCCTCGATGCGCCAGCGATCGTAGGCGAGCGCGGCAACGTGATAGCGCCCGCTCAATTCAGCGATCCGCCGGGCGATCGCTTCCTTGTCGATTGATTTGCCCGGCGTGGTTTCGATGTGTCCCGCGTCGGCCCATTGGACGTAGCGGAGGTTGCCCGATCCGAAATCGCGGAATGATTGCTCGGCGAGTTGCTCGGCGGGTTTCCAGAAAAACGGCCGAATACGCGCGACGTCATCCGCCGAGCCCATAAGCAAGGCCGACAGGTCGAGGGTGTTCGATAGGTCCAGCGCAAGGTAAACCGTCTCCCCTGGCGTAAATTCGGCCTCGCCGGCGCACGCCATCCATTCGGCGCGGCTAATGAGGATCGAGGCCGGCGATACCCGTTGATTGAGCAAAAGGTTTCTGACCTTTGGCTCCTCGGCCGGCATCCGGCTTGCCTTGAGCACGGCGGCGGCGAGGTCGTCACGATCGCGGAACAGCCCGAGCGCCGGGTTGGCCTTTTTCCATTGCCGCCGATCGTTGAGCTCGCAGTTTTCGTCCGCGGCGTGCAATTGACAAACGATGGTCGGGTCGACGCCCGAGAGGCCGTCGTCGATCAGTTGCGACAGGATATGCTCGGGATCGTTGGATTGCGTCGAGAGCGTAATAAACAGCGGCTCGCGGCACGCGCCAAACGAGGTATCGAGGACGTCGTAGAGATCGCGGTTTTTCGCTTGCGCGAGCTCGTCGTAAATCACCAGACTCGGTAAAAAGCCGTGCTTGGTGCCGGCCTCGGAACTCACGGCCCGATACACCGATGCGGTCGAGCGGCCGATCATGGTTTTGCGCGACGGTACGATATCGACCGCGTGCAAGAGCTCGGGCTCGGCCTCGACGATTTGCTTGGCAAACTTGAAAATGATTCCGGCCTGGTCGGCATCGTTGGCGGCCGAATAAATCTCACCGTGCGGGATGCGCTCGGGACCGACCAGATGCGCGAGCGCAATACAGGCGATGAGCGCCGTCTTGCCGTTCTTGCGCGCCATTGACAGGATCGCGCGGCGCACAACGCGGCGGCCGTCGGGCAAGCTCGGCTCGTAAATATCGCGGATAAACTTTTTCTGCCAGGCTTGCAATTTGAACGGCTTGCCCTGGCCGGTGCCGCTCGGCACCGTCAGTTTTTCAATAAAGCGGATGACCTTAGCCGCGCGTTCCTTGCCGGCCGCGGTACGCTCGACCTTGGCAAGCATGGATCAGGTCGCGACGAGCCCGTCGAATTTGCCGGCCTTTTTCACCGGGCCGGCGGCGAGCCGCGTGCGCGCGAGCGGCGTCATGCCGAGTTGCATCGCGTATTTCACCATTTCGCACGAGGCCCGCGCGGCAACGCCGACGATCGGGTTGGCGATGATATGGCCGGCGTCGTTGCGCGCGGCGAGGCCGGAAAATTTCGGATCGTTGGCGGCCATCGCCTTGATCGCCCGCTCGGCGATGAGCCAGCGCGCGTAAGCCGAGCAATAGGCGGCGAGCGTGTTGACGTCGACGAGCGTCAAGAGCCCGAGCCGATAGAGCTCGGGCGCGACGCGGCGCCACTCGGTCACGGCGTCGTCGAGGAGATAGTCGGGCGGATCGGGGATGCTCGCGAGCGCGATCGGTTCAAGCTCGACCTTGACCCGTTGATGCCCTGGATTGCCGCGCAAAAGCTTGAGCCTGGCCGGAACGGGCGCGGTCATACGGTCACCGCGGCAAGGCCGAGGCGGATCGGTCCCGGCACCGGCAAGCCGAACACCAAAGCGATAATCAGGTAAAGCGCAATCAAGGCGACGATCGCCATGTAAACCCGTTGGATATTCTCGGGGATCGCAAAGCCGAGCCAGCCGAAAACCCAAACGACGATAAGGCCGACGAGCACCAGGATCGCGACATAGATCGCGACGTTGATGAGGCCGAGCAGGATTCCGCTAAGGCTCATGGTTTTCCTCCATCGCGGTTAAACGCATTGCCAACACCGGCGAGCGGGAAACGATCGCCGGCAACCGCGGCGCGATTTCCCGCGTCGTTTCAATGACTTCCCGTAACCTCAGCTTAAAAAAGGAAAC